CAGAACCTGCCATCATTGATGTGTACTGTCTATATGCTAATGAAGGCATGTTGGTATTCCATTCATGTGATTTAGTTGCATCATAGAATGTACCATCATTTTGACCACCGATTGTGTAACCTGCAGATCTTATTGGGTAAATAGCTTCTAATGCCTCATGTTGTTCTTCAGTAAGGATGTATCCGTATTTATCAATGACATCAGCCACGGTAAGCATATCCACTTTACCCACCCAGTTACCTTGAGAAATGTATCTTGCATCTGGAGACTTGTGATAAAAAGTAACAGGAGGATTCCAAAGCTCAACTTCATAATCATCTTCCATCATTCTCATATGCCAGAACTCTCTATCTGTGATTAACATGTCACGGAATGCTCTTTCCTCAAGTTCATCCATATGAAATCTTTCAACATCCACTTTATGTTGATGAATAGACCATTGCTCAATCATTGATCTATAGTCTTTTTTAAAGAACTTTTCAATTTCAGGTAATGATTTAATGGCTTCAGGATTCATTTGTTGTTGTGCTTCTGGAGAATTAGGATCTAATCCTTGTTCTAATAAAGCAGCTTGAATTTTCATTTGGGCATCTGCCATCAATGTATCTTCAACTTGCTTTCTTTTCTGCTCCATCATCTCATTATATGAGAATTCATCAACAGCCTTATAAGATAATTTTGTAGTTCTTTTAGCAAATTCAGCTACTAGAACATTAATAACATTTGGTATAATAGGATAGAACTTTAATTCTAATGCTGACCAGTCTTCTTTAGTAAGAACCTCAACAATGTCTTTCATTTCATTGTTTTCCTCAACTATATAATCTGACTTATCAATAATACCTTTAGCAAGCTTATAGTTTTTCATAAGTCTGCGGGCATTTCTACGGATCTGTTTTAAACCATTCCATTCAAGCCAATCCAAATTCCATGCTGCCCATTCCTCATCTTTTTCAGATTTAGGAACAAATTGTAAAGGTTGAGTTATAGAACCCATTCTATTATGAGATGCTTTAGCTCCCTTCTTGAGCTGCATAGCGTTAAAAACCTGCATATTATACTAATTTAAATATTGTTTTATTTTTTGTAACTCCATTTAGTTGTCTATTTAAAGTAGAATTATTAAACCCATATTTTTTAGATACTTCTGATATAGAATTAAAAATTTCTTTTGTCTCCAAATTAATAACTTTTCTTTGAATATATGAATAATCTTTGTTTATGTTTATAAGAGATTTATCTGATAAGTCATAAACTATTTTATTTTTTAATTCTTTAATTTCTTGTTTACTAATTGTATCTCCAAACTTTAAATAATAATCATTTATAGATTTGCTTACAATACAAGCTCTTCTTACTCTTGATGAGCTAGTATTTAAAAATAAAGCTGCTTCTACCAATGTATCAAACTTATATATAATATACGTTTTTAAATTGATAAGTACAACCTTTCTACTGTTGCTATTAACAAATACACCACCTTTTCTGCAATGAGGTTTATATTTGAATCTGTTTTTTGCAGCAATTGATATTTTTAATCTTGTTTCTTCAGAATGTTTTAAATTTGATATACCTTCACCACCATCTGTTAAATTGCATAATGTACCTGAACATATATCTGATCTTCCATATTGTCTGATATATTGTCTTTCTTTTTGACAAGCTTCTTCCCATGTAAGATCTGTATGTAATAGTTCTATCAAAAATACACCATTGTTTTTATTAACAATATTTTTCCAATACTTGTTACGGTTGTATTTACTATAAGCCCTATTTAAAGTTTTACCAATACCAATGTAGAATACATCATTGGTATCAATTCTTATATGTTTATATACACAAGCCATTATTTTATATTTTTGAAAGGGTTTCTCATTCTACCACTTTGTAATGATCTATTACTACCCATATTCTTAAATAAACTTTTTTGAGCACGGTACAAATTTTCTGACTTTTGCAAGTTTTTAGCCATATCATCCATGACAACTCTTTTAGCATACCCCCTGTTAGCTTGCTGAATTCTCATAAATGCAACCAAAGAACAAAATGCTACAAGTCTATCCACATTGACTCCGTCTGAATAAGCGGCCATTTCTTTTAACAACATGATGTCTGGTATCCTTTCAATACCATATTTTGTTCTTACAATAGTACCATCTGATTTAGTCTCAACATCAATCTCTTCTTTAGTATATTCTATAGCATAATTTAACAAGTGATTCTTGAATAATACACCTGTATTCTTCCAACCGTATTCCTGATATACAGAATTGTTTGCACCAAGATCTTTTAAGAACATGATCTGACTTTTTGGTACAAGATACTTTTGTCTTTTTCTAGAAATCATATATTGAATAAATAATGAAATGTTATTCTCAATAACAGTCCATGCATTGTACCATTCAATAATTGTTTCTAATCTTTGGTGAGTTTTATTTAAATCATCAAACCTTCCACACCAAGCAGCTACAATTTTATCAGGTTCAATATAAGTTTCAGTTTCTGTACCTGTTACTTTAGTAACTTCTACAGGAGCTTTCATTACATATATTGAACAAAGAGATTCTGAGGTTGTAGTATTATGTGTAACCAAAGCATGTTCTGTAACATAAAGATTATCTGGTGCATCAACTGATATACAAATTGCTTCTCCATCATTAATGCATTCTATATTTGTTATGTATCTGCTAAATACTTTTGATGGTTTGTATATATCTCTTTTTCTTTTCAATCTAAAAGGTGTCAAGCCTTCAGGTAATAAAACTCTTACAATATATGAATTTAGATGAGTTGTTTTTTTACATCTTATTTTTGCTATTCCTCCAAGTGATTGTACTAATTCAACAACTTGATAAGCCATTATTTTTGATGATGAATAAAATTCAGCACCATGATTTGAATAAGAACCATCTGTGTCCATTAAACCTTGCAATAAAAGGAGTCTTGAGTATGTAGTTGAATACATATATTGATGAGGTATATGTTTATCTTCAGACCTTCTACCTTTTAAATCTAAGGCTTTTAATTTTTGTGTTAATGAATTTCTTGAACCAGTTTTTTTTACAATTGTATAATCACAATTTGAATTTTTTACTTTTTTTATTAATACATCATCATCTAACAGATGTTCAATATAAGTAATTAATTCTTCATCAACTGTACTAAATCTAATAGATTTTTGTGATAACCCTCCATCACCTAAAAGTAAACCTAACAAGTAAGGATGAATAGATAACTTTGTAGAACCCTTAAAGAAAACGGGTTTAGTAATAGGAATAGACCATTTATTTCTATTTTGCTTATCCTTATAATAAGTAGAAATTGTATATTCTTTTTTAATATTTTTACCCGTACCTGTATAAGTAATTGTTTTAGTATTGTCTAATAAATCTTTTACAGAAAGAGTAATGTATCCTTTTGTACCACCATTCAATTTTACATTCCATAAGTGATCTTCACATACTTTAATACTGTGTCCATCACTAAATGTAATTTTACATAATTTTTTAATACCTTGAGGATATACACCAATTACATTTATAGGTTGACCATCAGAACCAATCACTTTATCTCCTATTTGTATATCACCTATTCTTTTTCTACCTGTTGGTGTATATAACATATTATCAACATATTCAGCTTTTCCCTCGGAAACAGGGTCAATACTTGCATAATACATTCCAAAGGGTGGATTCTCTACAGGTCTTTCCCATACAACAAGAACTCCTGTCTTATCCTCAGTATTCTTAGTAATTGGAAATTCATTGATCGGTCTCTTATTACTATGCTCAGGAAGTATTTTTCCATTAGCATCTCTACCCAACTCTAAAAATTCATAAGCATATTCTTTATCCTCTATTCTTCTTTGTTGCGCGGTAACTAAATGCATAGGGAATTTAGAAACAGTTCTATGAGCAAATGCTTCTTCAATGTTTCTTGGATGCTGAGAAATCCTTAACTGATAAGTCTCAGGACCTAATTCTTTTTTCCATTTTTCAAATTGAGCATTTAAAGCTTCTAAAGCTTCTTCTACTTTGGAATTACCAAACTGATCAATATGTGGAGGCATTGACCATTGTTCCGGTATAAATAAACCTGATCTACCTATAGTACCTTTACCATCTATAAGATTAGTTTCTACTGAATATATATCATTTTCAATTGGATACATAATCATTTTTCTTAATGGTTCACACTGAGATAAATCCCCCACTGATCCAGCTGCAATAAACATACCTGTGGTAGTTAAACCAGATCTCATGGCTGGGCGCATATACTCATAAGTATTATCCATCCTTGGAGCGATTCCAGCTTCTTCATGAAAGAAGTATTTAACTGGACCCCCTACACCATTTGTTGGATCTTTCTCAAATGACATACCTTGTATAGTACCTTTAAGACCAACTTCTGTTTTTCTATCACCTCTTCTTACCTCAATCTTTTGTTGCCACATCATAACCTTATCTGGTGACATAGGTCTATACCATGCTGTGTGCTCATTAAGGAAAGCTGCATATTCCTGTAAAAATTTCCAAGAACCTTTCTCATTAATATAATCTTTAAGACTGGCTCCAATCTTTAGAGTGACCCCTTCTTCAAACCATTGTTGGTTAATTAATTTAGCCATGTGGTAATATGAAGAAGCTATCTGTCTTTTCTTTAGGATAGCTACGTGATTATAGTTTAATTCTGCAAGTATTTCATATAATGCCATGTGATACTGTGCATCCCGGATATCAGCAAAACCAAACTTTTGAATTTCTTTGTTGAAGATAGGTAAGAAGTTTAACCACATATAGTAGTCTCTGGTCATATACCAGACTTTACCTTTCTCTTTTATTAAAAGACCTCTTCTACATTTTGCTTTTTGATCATCCCAATAAGAAATAAAATCTTTAGATTTAAATGGTGCTACACAATAAACTTTGTCTCTGTTAAATTTTGTTGATTCTTGTACAAATAACTTTGTGGTAATTTCATTAAATTCATATTTACCTGGTTCTTTAAAAACATTGGTAAATAAAAAATCTGCAAAATCTTGTTTTGAATCAAAGTCTGTTGTTGTCCAAACTCCATTATCCCAAGTGGGTATGTCTTGATATATTTCTCTCATTATCAGTTAGTTATTGATCGTACCCCAATCCAATTCCTCCGCGCACTTTACTGGATTGTTCTTCTTGTAAATCTTTGTAGACTCCTTTAAATGAAGCTCTGATATCATTAAAACTTTTAGCTGCCGCAATAATAGAGTTCATGTTACCATCCCTACCTGTAGTAAGGGTTGATGTTTCCATAAACTTTGCCAATCTATCTAACATAGAGGCAATTCCTTTATATGCTCTAGATGTTGGAGTTTCATACATTCTTTGACAAAATAATAAAGCAATAGCTACATCATCATCTTCTGTAGAAAACTCTGCTTGTATTTCCTCAAGTATTAATGACTCTTTATCAATATCCGGAGTATTAAAAAATGGATTCATGTCAGGATTTGGACAGGTCATGTAGAATAAATACTGATAGATTTTTAAATAATCATCAGGATAGTTATCCATAATATCCTTCAAAGCTTTAAGTGTATAGCAATGTTCTGTAGGAATTACTTTTCCATTCTGTACATCAAATAATTTTACTAACATACCAGCAATTTTTTAATTGTTTCATAAGAAGTATTTACTGTAAAAGTTGAAGCTGATAACAAATACACTGTGCATTCATTTTCAATTATTTCACCTTCATCATCAACAGATTCTCTTATTGCTGAAATATCATCAGTATTAAGTAACATCTTTGCTGTGATTTCTGTAGGAACACCAAGTTCTTTCAATTGCAGATTTTCTAAAAATATTTCAGTTTCAATATACATATTATTTCTTTTTAATTACAATTTTATTGTCTTTAATGTAATGCATCAAGGCATTGACCTCATCTACAAGATACGGAATTGCCATGGGAATTACTTCTTTTATTACAGGATCTCCATTATGATCAAGCTTAATTACAGGATATCCGTACTCATCTTCAGACTCTACTTCAAATACTACATGATGAATAAACATTCTTCCAGGTTTTAATTTAGGATTATGTTTAAGCATAATATACATATATATACTTAACTGAATAGCATAGTGATTAAAATTACAGTCATCTAAATTATTTAACGGAGCCATTAGTTTATCAGACATACCCTCCCAATTTACAAAAGATTCTGTTTTAATTTCTTTATTTGTATTATGAGTTTTAATATAATTTTTTCCTGCTAAATAACTATGTGTTTTACTTTTTACAGATAAACATTTAGTAGCAACCGTTGGTATCAATTCAATTGATTTAATCAATCTATAAGTATCTTTAGTATATTTATTAAATGATTTCATGTCTAAATGTACATCTTTATTTCTTGTTAAAAAAGGACTAAATGTATCAATTCTAAAGGTAGCTTGATAAGCAGGTTTTTTTATTTTATTATATGTTGCATAACTATAATGTAAAGTAGCTTTAATACCTAAACTGCTAGCTATTTGAACAACAGCTTCGGCTTGCCATTTTTGTGTTGTATTAACTACACATGACTTTCTTTTACTATTGTAATAACCATCTGAATCCATTATACCTCTTAATAAATCCAATCTTTGAGTATAAGATGCTGTTAAATATAATTCAGGCAAATGTTTATTATTAATAAGATTTAATTTTTTCAATATGGGATATATATCTAATATAGTTTTAGTTTGTGCTTTACCACAACCACCTTTAGATATATCTTTTCCTAAAACATAACCTCTGCGTTCAATTTCTAACCATATATCATTATTCATATTAGTTAAAGCTCCACACTGTTTTGAACCATCACCTAACCATAAACCTAATATATATGGATCAAGCGGTAACTCTTTAAAATCATTTTCAATACTTATACAAGAAATTCTTAATATTTCATTTTTATTTTTTTTATTTAATAACTGTTCAGTTGTATATTCTTTTTCAATGTAAGACACTTTATAAGATTTTGTGTTATATACACCTTTAGTTATTCTTTCTGTTATCAACCATTTATGTTCATGATCACAAATTAATTCATCATTAGTATCAAATTTAATTTTATAACAAGGATTATAATGTATTTTAGAAACATGTTCTACTTCAGTAGGTTTTCCATCACCATCATATATGACATCTCCTACCTGAATATCTTTTATAAATTTAAAACCTTTAATTGTTGGTATAGGTGTATCCAAGGCTAAACCTTTGTAATCAATGATATTTATTTTACCATTTACTACTTCAACTAAATCTGATTGCCCACATATACCTGCAGACTTAAGATAAACCATGTGTTCTGGGTAAACCCCTTCTTCAAGCTTTTGGGAAGGCGCTAACTTTATACCATTTACAGTTGTTTCATTAGGGATGAATATTGGTATATTTTTTCCTTCAACTTCTAAAGATGATAAAGCACAAAGATCAGCTTCTCTTTGATTATGGTAATATGTTCCCATAGTAACAGCTCTTTCTGCTTCTGCTTCCCAAATTTCTTGTATTTTTTTTGGATCAATACCAAACCATTTAGATCTTTTATTCTTAGAAACTTTTACAGCAATTGATTTAGCATCAAAAGGTTTTTTGAAATAAGAAACTAAAGTTGTAACACTTATCCAATTAATGTTATCTTCAGCTGATAAGCTTTTATAACTATGATCTGATGCACTAAAATATATACTCATAACCTTCATTTTTTAAAATTTCTTTTGCTAACTCTACTGAGGCACCATCATTAGAATTGATCATGGTTATCATATTATCAACTTGTTCTTGAGTAAACTTTCCTTCTAAGACCAATAACTTAAATACTAACTTTCTATTGAAAGTAT